TTGCTGTTGATGGGTCTGCTTACAATAAGATTTTGAATAATACTTTTGAGCAAGCTACTAAGGGTGGGATTTATCTTTATCGAAATTGTGGTGAAGGTGGAACTGTAAGACATCAATCCCCACAATACAATACTATTTCGGGCAATAAATTTAACCTGGAAGGACTTTCTTGGGATAGTTATGGTATCTGGTTAAGTTCTCGTAATGGGAATAGAAGTTATTGTGAAGATGATGCTGGTTATCCTTTTGGTAGTAGTATTGACAATAGAGATTTTGCAGATTACAATACCGTAGTTGATAATAAATTTGACGGTTCTTTCAGAAAAATTTCAGACAACGGAAATAACAATAAAGTACAAAATGATGACATATGATTATTGGGTTGTGACAGATAAAACCACAGGTAGAGTAATTGCTCATTGTGGAGAAGAGAAAGATGCTTTAATGATGGTTGGATTTGATCTTGATAAAAGATCTTATAGAAAACAAAAGTTTATTATGGACCAAGTGATTACGGTTACATCGACAACAGATAAACAACTTCCTGGACAACAAGGTTTGCCAGCAGCAAAAGAAGAACTACCTCCAATAGAACTTCAACAACAAGTATGGCTTCCTGAAGGTCAAGGAATTCCAGTTAACGCTAAATAACATTCAGTTTACAAAGAATTATGAAGTTTACAGTTTATTCAAAAGATGGTTGCCCATATTGCACAAAAGTTCAACAAGTACTACAGTTAGCAGAGTTGCAGCATGTGGTTTATAAACTTGGAGTAGATTTTACTCGTGAAGAGTTCTATTCAGAATTTGGAAACGGTTCTACTTTCCCTCAAGTTATTGTAGATGAAAAACATATTGGAGGATGTACAGATACGGTTCAATATCTTAAGGAGCAAAATCTAGTTTAATGGATAATAATTTTCACGAAGTTTATAACGATGTTGAAAAAGCAATTGATTATGCTTTTAATGGACAATTTGTTTTAAAATTTTATGATTATCTAAAAGTTCGTGGAACAAAAAAAGTTGAAGTTGATGAGTTTATTGGCAGTTCAACTGCAAGTGAAATTAATAATTTGGTAATGGATCTTGACGATTATCTTGAAGGTGGATCAGATGAAGTTCATAAACAACTTCGTGAAGGATATGGACATATTCCAAAACCACAGGCAAGAAAAATTAGAAATTATCTGTATGATATATTAGAAGATGCATGGAAGTATAGCCATGACAAAAGACCCGGGCGACGCAAAAAGAAAACTAAATAAATCAGAACCCCAAATTAATCGGGGTGTTGAGTTATTACTACGCAATAGGAGGAGAAGATCCGAAAGACCAAAAACTTTTCAAGTGAAGTTTGGTAAAATGATCTCTCTCTTCCACAGAGAGTTTCATTTCTTTATCGATTTTCACTTTGATATAAGGAAAAAATAAATTCTCTGGAGAAAAAAAGATGTTAGCAGTAACTCTAACCATAGGAACATTAGTTTCAATTATGTTCTTTTTTGTAGGAGGAGTAGTAGGATGGTTGGCAAAAGAACACTTCTACCAAACTCAACCAGTTTATACACACCCAGAGATGTTTGATTCAAATGGGAATGTAATACCAGACGAAATTTTAGCAGTGAGATTTGAAAACGATTATGGCTACTACGACGACGAAGAAGAGGACGACGACTGAAAAACCAATCGAAACTCTTCCAACAAATCCTTTTGTATATGAAATTTTAGAACTTGCTTCAAAACAAAGAAGTAATGCTAAAAAAATTGAAGTTTTAAAGGCATATGAGCATGATTCATTAAAAACAATTTTTATTTGGAATTTTGATGAATCTGTAATTTCATTACTTCCAGAAGGATCTGTTCCTTATGGTGATGTAAAGGATCAAAATGTTTACTCAGGAAATCTCTCAGATAACTTACAGAGAGAAGCTTCTGGCGGAGAGTCTGCTACAGTACAAGATCTTAATGGTCGTGGAAGAACTTCTCTTCGTAGAGAATATCAAAACCTTTATCATTATGTTCAAGGTGGTAATAATGGTCTCTCTACAATTCGTAGAGAAATGATGTTCATTAATCTTTTGGAAGGTCTTCATCCAAAAGAAGCAGAGGTGGTAATTCTCACAAAAGACAAAAAACTTACAGATAAATACAAGATAACTTTTGAAAATGTTAAAGAGGCATACCCAGACATCCAGTGGGGAGGTCGTTCATGACAGCAGTTGTTGGAGAAGATGTAAAAATGGCAGACTATTCAGAAAATCAAAAACTTGTTCTGCCACATGAATATGGATGTGAAATTCTTCTAGAAAAAACAACTTTGTCTAAAGCAAAAGATTCTTCATTTCCGAATGATGCTTATTTAATTTGGTATATTGTTGATGGAGAAGAGCACCTTGATTTGACCAGGACTGCAAAAAGAGTAAATCTATTTGATATGTACTATGACAAGTATGGTCCTGGTGCAATTCAAAAGATTGATTTTGGATATGGAAGAGTGAACCCTAAACTGTGGGGATATAAACAACCTGAGAAAAAGAAAAAAAGATGAGTGAAGGTTTTAGTGAAGAAAAAATTGAAGTTTCTATTTACAAAGATGAAGTAAAAAAACTTCTAAAGAAATATAAAAAAATTAAAAAATATCAAAGGTCTTCAATTTTTGAAGTTAAAAATATGGATGGCACCGAAACATATGTGAGTGAATTGATTAAAGAAGCACAGGAGAATCCTTAATAAATGGGTAAGCATTATCTTCTTAATTTGTATGGATGCTCGTTTGTCCTTTTGGACGACGAGCGTTGTCTTATTGACCTACTGGAAAATGCAGCAGTTGCTAGTGGTGCCACGGTGGTTCAGACTATCTCAAAGAAGTTTGAACCACAAGGTGTTACTGTAATTTGTTTGTTATCAGAAAGTCATATCAGTATTCATACTTGGCCTGAGGAAGGTAAGGCTGCAGTAGATGTTTATACTTGTGGTGATTGCAATCCCAAGATTGGTTGTGATATCATCATTCAACAACTTTATGCAACAGAACATACGCTTAGTTACATCGAGCGTTAGATAAATACACTATACCTGGAGAAGACTATGCTCTCTACTCAATACCGTTTGCGTCTTGAAGCAATCTGTGAACGAATTGTGAAAGGCGAATCTGTAGAGTTAAGTGATATGATATGGGCAGAAAAACTTGCGAAGTCAAATCGTTCTGCTGCAACTATTCTTAGGCAGGCAAGACGCCGTGCTGCTAATCCTGATATGACTGAAGATAGTCTTGATGGGTTTATGAATGCTTTGGATCTGGGAGATCCTGACCCATCAAACCATAGAACTAGATTTGATAGTCCTGACGATATTATAGACTTCTTTACTGGAGATAAACCAGAAGACTGGAGACAGAGAGATTGATGAAAAGTTTTAAAGAGTTTTTATCTGAAGAAGAAAAATCTTCTAAAAAAACTGCAGGATATATTAACGAACCAAAGGGTAATGAGAAGTGCTCCAACTGCAATATGTGGAGACCACCAAATGCTTGCACCGCAGTTAGAGGTAAGATATCTCCCGATGGATGGTGCAAGTGGCATCAATATGATAGAAAGAATCAAGATTAAGAAATAATAAAATTGGTATAACATTTTACAAACTTATTTGCATAGATAGGATACTAGGTCTATAATGACCTTACGTTCATCCCTATGGGACGGAAGTAAGCCGACGCGGAACGGATCGTTCATTCGCTATTCGCAAATAGCGAACGCAAACGCCGACTGAAGGAACGCTCTTTAACCTAAAAAACTAAGGAGAAAACCTAATGTCTAAAGTAGTATATCGTGGCATCGAGTATGATACCCAGAAGCGTCTGGAGTATCAGCAGCAAATGATGCAACAACCCCAACAGTACAACGAAACCTATCGTGGTGTTAAGTTTACTAAGGAGGGGCATAAGTGATGAAGAAACTCAACGTACTTCAACTCATCAAAGAGCAGAAGCAAAAAGAGCAACGTCGTCACCAAGCACTCCTTGCAAACGCAGGAGCAGGTAAGTGATTGCTACAATTGCGGCTATTGCAGGTGCATCAACGGCATTCATTTATCTAATTTATTTTGAAGTTCTATTGCTAAACAAGTAATGGATAATTACCATTACCACTATGATGATGCAGACAAGGACAGTAGAGGTCCCGCTTGTTATCTTTTAACATATCGTGGATGTCGTTATTGGTCTTGTTACCGTATTCATCTTGTGGAATGGTTTGAAAAAATGTTTAAATCAGAGGGGTCTTGACACCCCTCTTTTTTTTGACTATAATACCTTTGTTGAGGTTGATAAAAATGGATAGAGAAAAGCTTAAGCTAATTGTCAAAAACCTTGAGTCTCTGGTAGAATGTCTTAAGTCAGAAGTTTATTCTGATGTAGATTCATATAAGATGAACTACGAAGAGATTTCACAACACATTACTGATTACGACGAAGTATTTTATGAAGGAGATGACGATGGATACCCAGATTGATGAGTTTGAGTTTATGAAACCAGAAGTAAAACTCATTAGTGTTACACCCGATGCAGAGAAGCACATGGCATATTGTGCTCGGGTAAGTAATCCTGCTAATCAAGAAAACGAAAAGTTCTCTGGTCTGCTTAAGTATTGCATTCAGCATCAACACTGGAGCATTTTTGAACAAGCAACTATGACCGTAGAGATTAATACTACTCGTGGTATTGCAGCCCAGATACTTCGTCATAGGTCATTTACATATCAAGAATTTTCTCAGCGTTATGCTGATGCAAGTCTTCTAAACAAAACTATTCCTCTTCCTGAACTTCGTCGTCAGGATGATAAGAATCGTCAGAACTCAATTGATGACATTCCTGATTATTTGCGTCTGACTCTGACAGAAGATATCCGTGTTCATTTTGAGCACTCTCTACGACTCTACAACCGTCTTCTAGAGAAAGGTGTGGCAAAGGAGTGTGCAAGGTTCGTACTGCCTCTGGCGACCCCTACACGCCTCTATATGACGGGTTCTGTGCGGTCTTGGATTCACTACATCGATCTACGCTCTGCACACGGTACACAGAAGGAACATATGGAGATTGCTGAACTCGTTCGTTGTATCTTTACTTGTCAGTTCCCTGCAGTATCTGAAGCTCTTGGTTGGACTCGTGATGGATGTTCTGAATGCGTAGATGCACCTTCCATTACGATTGAATAAATATCGTTACATACTATGGAGGATTATTTTGGCAACATACCCTGTTATTAATAAAGAAACTGGTGAACAAAAAGAAGTTACTATGAGTGTTCATGAATGGGACCAGTGGAAAAAAGATAATCCTGACTGGGATAGGGATTGGTCTGATCCCAGCACTTGTCCTTCTTCTGGAGAAGTTGGAGAGATCTATGATAGACTGAAAAAATCTCATCCTGGATGGAATGATGTTCTGTACAAAGCATCAAAAGCACCTGGATCAAAAGTAAAACCTATCTGATACTATATGCCTGCAAAAAGAAATACGCCAAAGACACCAGTACCCTTTGGAATGAGCAACAGACAGATGAAAAGAAAAAAACCAATTAG